TTGGAAGGCACGATGAGGGCAAATGCTGGAGATTACATCATTAAAGGAGTAAAGGGTGAATATTACCCCTGCAAGCCAGACATTTTTGAGGCAACATACGAAGCATTCGAGTGATTAATAAAACAATCGATTTGTTAAATAGGGGGAAACTTATGGTTCTACGATGCAGCGAATGTGGAACGGAAGTCAACTACTTCGCGCCATACGGAAATATCGTGTGGTGGGAATGCGGATGTGGACGAAGCTGGCAAAAGGGCGAAGAGAAAAAACCGCCAATCGGGATCATGCCTAGAAAGTTTTGGGATGAGCAGAGGGTACAGGACCTCACTGCCGCGATCGGGAGATATATTGAAGCGAATCGTCCAGTTCCATCGGAATGGGTTGAAGAGTATAACGAACTGACCAAACGCTTGGCTTAACAAAACATTACTTGTGATAAGGAGGCAATCATGAGCGAATCAGTAGAAAAGATAAAACGAATAGCAATAAGTTGCTCAGTTGAATACTGCGGCTTTAAGTATTACGAAATCAGGCATTTCTTTGATAGAGATGAAGGCGGCGAATCATTCCTGACAACTGAGATTCCGTTTTCAGTCTTCAAGAGCATGGGGATAACGAAACGGTTTAATGGCACGAAAAAAATCAATGAATGGCTGGCAACTGAAGAAGGTCGGAAATGGTACATTGCTGGTCTGAATAAGAAATGGGGATCTGAACAGTACGCTTAAAAATGGAGGGGAACGAGATGACAACAGCAATTGAATGGACGGATACGGTTTGGAACCCAGTCACAGGCTGCAGCAAGGTGTCAGAGGGCTGCCGCAATTGCTACGCTTTTGCACTCCATGACATGCGGCATAAAGCTTTTCAGGATGGCAAGAAGCTGCCGCAGCAGTACGCAAAGCCTTTCAACGAGATTCAGCTTTTCCCGGATCGTCTTCTACAACCGTTGAAATGGAGGAAGCCGCGACGGGTGTTTGTGAATAGTATGAGTGATCTGTTTCACGAAAGCGTACCATTCGAATACATCGACGAGGTGTTTGAAATGATGGCTGAAAGCCAGCGACATACATTTCAAATTCTAACCAAACGGCCTCAACGGATGCTTGATTGGTTCAACACTGTGCGTAAACGTCGACCTATCCCTGGACATGGAGTTTCTACAGGTAACTCGCCTTTCTGCACTGGGGCGCATTGCAAATGGCATGATGCTGATGTCGGTTATTGTGGTTCGCCTTGGCCCCTTCCTAACGTCTGGATTGGGACAAGCGTTGAAAATCAAAAGGCAGCAGAAGAGAGAATCCCGTTGTTACTACAAGTGCCAGCAGAAGTCCGTTTCTTGAGTTGTGAACCTTTGCTTGGATATGTTGATCTTGAATTTACAGCTCAATTTGAGCATCCAGACAACGAAGGGTACGGAGTAGAAGCTATAAAGGGCATAGACTGGATCATCGCTGGTGGAGAGTCAGGTATAAATGCAAGGCCAATGCATGAGAACTGGATAGAAAGTTTGAGGGATCAATGCCAAGAATACGGCGTGCCTTTCTTTTTCAAGCAGTGGGGTGAATTTGCTCCACATGGCGTTGAAGACGATGAAGACCCTGAATACTGGGTAGCGGACAACGGAATTGCTGGTCTGGTTCATTGCAGTATCCCGAGCGATCCGAGAGGCATGATTTACATGAATCGAGTGGGAAAGAAACGTGCAGGTCGCATGATAGATGGGCAAGAGTGGAACCAATTTCCGGATGGAGGGGAACGGGATGCAAGCAGGACGTGAGTTGGACTTGAAAGTTGCAAAGGCTCTTGGATGGAAGGTGTCCGAAGACGAGGGAATATTCTGCGATGAAGATGGCCATGTGCTTGATGAACCAAAATTTTCTACTACCTGGGAAGGCATGGGTCTTCTGGTGGAGGAATTAGCGAAAAAAGGGATTGCGATTCAATTAAATTCACGATTTGTAGATGGGGTGCTCATCGACTTCTTTTGCTTGGTCCAAGGAGCAAAATACTACCGTGGGGCAGTGGCAGGAAAAGCACCACATGCTGTATGCCTAGCGTTGCTCAAGGCTAATGGAATCGCTGTTTAACAAAAGAGAAAGAGTGGTAAACATGGATGTAAGCATGGACTGCAGTAGATGCGGCATGTCATGGTGTGAGTGTTGCCACGAATGTGGGATGCCACATAGAGATTGTGAAGGTTGTGAATGTCCGGAATGTGATCGATGCAAAAAATGTAAGAAAGGCATTCCAAAACCTTGAGGAGGATCTGGCGGTGGGTGCAAGCACAGTACCAGATGCAGAGTTGATCCAACGCACCAACGAAGAAATTGAGTATTACCACTTCATGATAAGTGAAATAGCTCGTTTACAAGGAGTCTTGGAAGACAAGAACAAGGTGTTAGTTCATGTGTCGAAGGAAAGAAAACAGAAACGTCTGAGGAAGCTTCAGGAGACTGTAAAGCTCATCGAATCTGCAGCTAATAGCATCACAGATGAGAGAGAAAAAACAGTTCTGGATGCCATCATGGATGGGGAGAAAAATTACATCATTGCCAATCAACTTGGTATGAGCAGACAGAGATACTACGAGATAAAGAGGTCGCTCATCAGCAATATGGCCTGGCTTATGTATGTCATTGATAAGAAATCGTGATGAGGTGATCAGATGATAACGCAAGATGAAGAGCTTTGCATGATGATCAAAGGAATGGCGTACCGTCAGCCAATCATTGATCGCCTAGATCGTCAGACTGAGAAGGGTATCAAGAAGTATGGACACACGATCGACAAGTCTGGGCACCTGAAGAGCATGGAAGAACGATGCGAGTATGCGTTGGAAGAAGCAACAGACTTGATTGTGTACCTAGAGGATTTGAGGACTCATACGAAGCAAATTGAGAACGAGAGAGACATGTATCTCGCTGAACTTCTCGCCATCAGAGATCTACTTATGGAGTGTTTGAGCGAAACAGCACCAATTGAAAAGATAAAATGGTCCAAGCTGACATTACATGATCTTGTTGAGATAAGAGCGTTAGCTGGAATCATTACATCAAAATACATTGCAACTCAAAAGCGTTTGATAACAGAGAGAATCGAGTCATAAAAAAGAAGCCCCCTCAACGGGAGCGAAGCCAAAATCATTATAAACTCTTTGAGGGGGTAGGCGGAAGTGGAACATCAACAATTAACATTGCCCGGTCTGCCTGAGATCGATGAGGAAGCGACGGCAGAGCAAGTAAAGCATGCTTTAGATTTGGCAAGAGACTTCATTAGGATGGGTTTTCATCCGGGAATTGAGACGGCAACCACTCCAGGTTACTCCATCATCCCACCGACTCAAACCAATGCATTCCACAGCAGTACAGAGAATGCAGCGGTGAAGAACGTTGACATTGAGACTGCACGCAGAAATCATGTACAGCGAATTATAGATGCTACAAAGCGATTGAGCAAAAGGGAAAGAAAGATCATCATGACAAGATGGTTTGGCGATGATGACGTTACCGATTTAGATGCTTATACAGAGTTGGATATGTCCCATGGGACTTTCTATAAATACAGAGCAAAAGCATTCTACAGACTTGCCTTTGCATTGAAAATGGAAGTCTACAAAAACGTAGAGACAACTTAGAGAAACATTGGAAAAAAACTAGAGGGAATCTGTACACATTTTCGCTTTTAACATGGTAAATTTATATCATCAGAAGAATATGAAATGAGCCACCTGAGCTAATTGGGTGGCTTTTCTTATGGGAGGTCAGCTGCATGCTCGAAAAGTGGCAATGCCATCATTGTGAAAAAGGATTCTTACTCATTGAGGAACAGGCAAAAGGGATTCCTGTGCACTGTCCATTCTGTGGAGAAACCGGAAAGCATGTGGAGGCCGTGACAGGGCAAAATCCTGATGAAGACCTAGAAAGCGATATGGGATGTCTCTGGCCAGGATACAACGATTTGGACAAGGTTTGTTACCTCATGAGCAGTGGACAAATTACACAAGAGCTAGCGAATGAATCTATCCGCGCTATATTGTGTGGAGAAAAACCAGATATGCAAAAATAGGCCACTCGTTACAGAGTGGCTTTTCTAGTGGAGCTGATCAAATGAGATTTTTTGCAAAGAAGTATGTGAAAGAACCGCCACAGAAGCTGCCAAAGGATCACAAGTGCTACGGATGCGTTTGGGTGAACTATCACGATAGCAAGGTAGTCTGTATGAGGATGCCATGTGTGAGAGAGAAGCCGGGAAAAGAGTAGTGCCTGGCGCACAGGGGAACATATGGGCACTGGCCCAACAAATGTGATGCGAGATCAAGGCTCAGGCCACTCGCCCTCTGTGCGGCGAGCACTGCTCGTCAGTTCTTCTTCTATCCCCCAGCCTACCGCCTTGGAAACGGGGCGGATTTTTTAAAATTTCCTGTGAAGGGAATCAAATATACTATGCCGAAAGTGATCATAGGAGGGATCGCCATGGCAAAGAAAACAATGGATGTTATACAGGAAATACTTGAACACCTTGATAAGTCGTTGGATGATGAAAGAGTAGACATTGGGCCAATTAGTCCCGAAAACCTTGAGATTTCATATCCAAGATGGTCAAGAGTGATACAAATGATGCTGGAGAGTGAATTAATTGAGGGATTTGCTCCAGTTAAGACCTTAGGTTCAACCTATACGTCATTTAAAGCAATTGATCCACGAATTACCCTAAGAGGGATACAGTTCTTAGCTGACAACTCGAACTTTTCAAAGTTGTACCGCGCAGCGAAAGAGATAAAAGATTGGATTCCAGGATTGTAGCACCCATGTGGTGCTTTTTATTTTGAGCGGCGTTGGGCAGCTGAATGAGCCCTCGGCTGGCATACAGAAGTGCGCTGGCTTATCCCGGGTGAGGATGAATTCGGCTCCCGAACGGTGGTTGAAACCGGAAATACAAGGAGGAGGGAGCAGATATGGATGGATGAAAGATATGTTGACCAGGAAACGGGCGAGATCGTTCGAAAAGAAACGAGAATCCTACACGGAAACCAATTTCTCAAAATCATAACACCGACAAAAGGTGGCCGCAGCATCAAGTTTGTAAAGACAAGAACGAGCCAAAAGGCAAAGCGCCGCATGTACAATCTGACTTCACATGAACGCGGCATGCTCAGCATCATCGCACTGTACGCTGCTCCTGGGACCAATGTTCTCTTGGGTGACGGTGAACGCGGGCAAAGAGGTCATCCTTTGACAGCACAAGACCTTTGTAAGATTGGCAAGTATTCAAAAACACAGGGATACCGGTTGATCCAGTCTCTGGTAGAAAAGAACGCGCTGGGCTTGATGAGCACAGAAGACGGACAAAAAGTATTCGTGGTGAACCCGGATTATTACTTAAATGGGAAAGAGGCTGACCTGGCCACATTGCACTTTTTCACGATAGACCCCCGACAGAAGCCGAAGCCAGATGAATCCTTGGGAGAGTAAGGACGAACCCACTTTTTTGCTGTCCCAGAAACAGCATGAAAATGACCCCTTTTTTCCCAAAATGAAAATCCCGCAGCCCTACTGCCACAAGGTCTACGAGAATTTCGAGAGTCAATATTCTTAATTCTATATACTAACGCCAGTGATGGGCAGAAACGTTTCTACTACATCCATCTTTACTGAAAAGAGGGAACCACATGCAAGGTCTCTATCAGCATTACAAAGGCACCGCATATGATGTATACGGCATCGCCAAGCACACCGAAACCGAGGTGGACCTCGTAGTCTATCGATCCACTACAACGGGATTGTGGTTCGCTAGACCTCTCGAAATGTTCACTAGTACTGTCGAACATCGAGGGGAAACCGTCCCTCGGTTCCAGAAACTGCCTGAGCCTGAACCTATCCACATTGATGAACAAGAAGAAGCCGAGTTCATCCAGGATTTCTTACTCAAGAACGGGTCAGGCATCATTTCAGTAGAAGACATCAAGCTGATCACGCAGGCTCAGTTCGAGTTTATGCGAGAGAAGGGTCTCGTGGTCGATGCTGACCAATAAGACCTGGAAGCGATTCGTTGATATCACACTGAAACTGCTCGATTCGGACACATTGGCATGTCCTCATTGCAACCAGCAGTTCAGCGAAAAGCACCTACAAGCTGAATTCAAGTCATTGCGATTCTGTTCACCTTGCGCTGGGTGGAATGGTGTAAATACTGAAATGGAGAAGAGGGCAGCTACAGCCACCCTCGGACAACATCAATGATTTGCACAGCAGCCAACAGGATAAGCAACATCATGTACACTTCAAGCATTCGCATGCACCTCCTTCTTGGGGGATTACTTCACATTCCATACAGTACTAGGTAACCCATCGAATCTTTAGGGCTTCTACTATAAAAGTCGTTCCATCTCGTGAATTAGTTGCGAAGAAAGGGACAAATGAAGGACTGGTAGATGAAGCCAGAACAAAAAGAAGCGTGAACCGTTGAATGAATGGGTAAGAATGATATGAATGTGTGAATCCCGCCTCTTGCCCCTGCGGAAGGCACCTTTTCCAATCGTTCGCTGCTTTGGGTTCCCTTCTAGCAAGTAGCTACTAATAGTAACTATAGAGGTGTCTAGGTTTAAAACGGCTGCATTATCGTGGCTGAATCGATGCGTGGGTGTACCAGAACGAGTCACGAAATTCGGGAGTCGTTGGGCGTTCGCAAACGTATACTTTTAAGTACAGTCTATAAAGCATACAATTCACGTCCGCAAAGGTGACTATAAATATTTATGAACGTTCGTAATAAAGGATTTACCTTTACGAACTTTCTTGCTATAATTTGGGCAAGAGATAAGTTCGTGGGGGGATTTGAAGATGGAACTCGGGTATGCTCGTGTCTCAGCGAAAGATCAGAATGAAGAACGTCAGGTAAAGAAACTCATGGAATTGGGAATTCAAGATCGATTTCTTTTCGTCGACAAGCAAAGCGGAAAGGATTTCAACCGTCCTCGTTACCAGGCAATGCGCGATATGATCCGAGAGGGCGACCTGATTTATATCGATGCCCTTGACCGATTGGGCCGTGACTACGATGGTATCATTAGTGAGTGGAAATATATCACACGCGAAGTAGGCGCAGACATAATTGTATTGGAGAATGAAACGCTGTTTGATAGTCGTAAGTTCAAGGCTATGGGGGATATTGGTAAGCTATTAGAGGATCAGTTCCTCTCGATGCTTTCGTATGTAGCCGAGCAAGAGCGTAAGAAGAACAAGCAGCGGCAGGCTGAGGGCATTGCGATTGCCAAGGAGAATGGCAAACATCTTGGTCGCCCAAAAGTAACACTGGACGCTTTGACAAAAGAGCAGCGTAAACAATTCGAAGCTCTCTATCCAAAGTGGAAGAGCGAAGAGATAACAGCCGTCCATTTCATGAATGAACTTGAGCTGAAAAAGACGACGTTTTACAAGATCGTGAAGGAATATGAGCAAACAGCATAACGATTTCAGAAGACTCCGTGTGGGGTCTTTTTTTATTGCTCATAACGAAAGGGAGGCAATTAACATGAATTTTGGTCAAGCGATTGAGGAATTGAAGATGGGCAAGAAAGTGGCGCGAGCTGGATGGAACGGCAAGGGAATGTGGCTGACGTATGTGCTGGCATGGTCCTACAACCCTAGCGGCTCCGTCGCTTCGTTAGGACTCGAAAAGTTACCGTGGATTGGGATGAAGACGGCGGACGATAAGTTCGTTCCGTGGCTCGCGTCCCAAACAGATATGTTGGCCGAGGACTGGGAGGTAGTGGAATGATTAACAAGGTGAACGTGAAGCTGAAGAAGCTCCACCCAGACGCAGTGCTCCCCAAATACGCCAAGGCTCTCGATTCGGGATTCGATCTATACGCTATCGAGGATACAGTCATTAGTCCAGGTCATTCAGCCAAGATTCGCACTGGGATTGCAGTAGCATTACCTCCAGGGCACGAGATACAAGTCCGCCCTCGATCCGGTGTGAGTGACAAGACAAAACTACGGGTATCGAATGCACCAGGAACATGTGACGCAGGCTTTCGTGGGGAGATATGCGTCCTCATCGACAACATCGCGCAGCTCATGCCTTCATGGGTGGTTGATGGTGAGCTCAAGTTCAGGGAGACGAATGAACTGCTTGGCATCGATGGCAAGCCAACCAATTATCTGCCAAATGGTCTTGAAGGAGAAACGTTCTTTGAACGTACCTATGTGATCAGAAAAGGAGATCGGATAGCACAAGGGGTATTGGCGAGTGTGCTGCAGGCTTCTTTCGAAGAAGTAGATGAACTGGACGAGACAGAACGAGGCACGGGTGGCTTTGGTTCGTCTGGAACCAATTGACCAAATATAGCCATGGTTTTAACTCATTTGACCGAATCTGAGTGTATTCGTACCAACGAACAGGAGAACGAGCTAATTTCATGGTTTAAAACGCTCAAATAACCATGCACAGAGCATAGAAAGGAGTGAATGAGCATGGCAGCCAAAACAGAAGTCGGTAAAGCGAGGCAGAAAGAAGCGTTGATGGAGAACCGCGTAGACGCCCCTAACCTCAAGCATGGCGTGCCGGGGTTCCTCCAATCAGGATTGCATCCATGTACCAAGTGCGTGAAGCAAAAGAGTTGCGATCGATTCGAGAAGGGCTCTGACTGTTCATACCTGGCAGAGTTCCAGAAAAACGTCGAAGATCGGATCATGGACCTCGACTACATTGAAGAACAAGATCGCATGATGGTTCAGGTTCTATCCAAGGACATGGCTGGGATTGCCCTGTGTGAAATGTATTTCTCTGTAGAGGGTATGATCATCCATGACAGACGTAAAAAGCAGCTGTCCGCACAGCCACTAGTTGGCACCTACAATGAACTGAAGCGTTCTGTACGTGAGACCATGAAGTCTCTCGGCATCGGGCCTACTGCAAGGGCAAGGCTCAAGATGGAACAGGTGAACGTAGTCAAACAGATACAGGAGATGGGGCTGGATGACGACAAGACGGTGACGGAAGGAACGGAATTCCTCGATGATTAGGTTTGCCAAGGAGATCCGAACCAAGATCGATGCCCTTGCAAAGAAAGATCCCAAGAAAGGTAAGAAAGCACTCGATATCCTCCAGGATTTCGAGCAGTTTGCCACCAGATGTCTGAAGATCAAGACTAAAGAGGGAGCCATCGTTCCTTTCGGGCTAAATGAAGCCCAGAAACGATTTGCTCAGCTTGTATTCGACCGAATGGCGACAGGCAAACCAGTGCGGATCATTATCTTGAAGGCCCGTCAGATGGGGTTCTCCACAGTGACTGAGGCCATCATTTACTATCTAACGTCAACACAAGAGGCAAAGAACAGTTTCATTGTTGCCCAAGACTCCAAAGCATCTGAGAACCTCTATGAGATGTTCAAGACGTACTATGAGAACGTTCCAGTGCTGTACAAGCCCATGCGGAAACGGAACAACTCACGCAAGTTGACATTTGAGAATCCAACAGCACTTGAATCGATGCGACAGAAGAATCCCGGATTGAAATCACAGATCACGGTTGACTCAGCGGAAGCAAACGTCCTTGCTCGTTCTGGCACCATCCACTACGCACACATTTCCGAGCTGGCATGGTGGCCCGAAAGTAAAAAGAGCAAGCATATGTTGGCACTGATGAACTCACTATCTGATGCAGCCGGCACACTCTGTATCATCGAATCCACAGCAAATGGTATCGGGGAGCATTATCAGCAAATGTGGGAGAAGGCAGAGAATGGCGAAAATGACTTCATTCCTCTGTTCTTCGCATGGCATGAGTTCCCGACATACCGTGAGGAGTTCGAGTTTGAAGAGGAAATGCTGGAGTTTGCAGCCAGCCTGACAGAAGACGAGAAATTCCTGCAGCGCCGGTTCAATCTCCAACTAGAACAATTAAAATGGCGTCGATCGACAATCCGAAACAAATGTGATGGCGACGTCAAACAGTTCCAGCAGGAGTACCCTTCCTTTCCAGAAGAAGCGTTTCTAGTTTCAGGTCGGGCTATCTTCGACCAGCGCAAAATTCAAGAGGGCATGATGAACGCACCAGAACCAATTCATGAAGATTTGGATGGTGCTGTTTTGGTTTGGGCCGAACCTGAAGAGGGAGAACTATACGATATGGGCGCTGACGTTGCTGAAGGTTTGGATGATAAAGATACGGACTCATCCACTTTCTGCATATACAAGCGGAGTACTGGCGAACAGGTAGCAGAGTTACAGCTCAAAGCAGAACCATACGAGTTCGCTGAGATCCTCAATGAGTATGGGCGCAAGTACAACAATGCATTACTTGGCGTAGAGCGAAACAACCATGGTCATGCCGTTCTTTTGGCACTCATACAGATTTTCGACTATCCCAACCTGTATGAGCACAAGGATTACGATCAAAAAGGGAACGCCGAGAAGCGACCAGGCTGGCCCACAACATTAAAGACACGTCCGATTCTAGTTGAAGAGTACCGTCAGTCATACGCAAATAACGAGATACCCATAAAGTCGCGTCGATTACTCGGAGAGATGAGAACGTTCGTCAAGAAGAACGGCAAGGCCCAGCATCAAGCAGGATGTCATGACGACATTCTATTTGCAGCTATGATCGGCTGGGAGATGCGAAAGCACCACCATACTGGACACATGCCTTATTTCTTCTACGCCAATACAGTAGAGCGCTAGTGTCGGTCACTTCTGCCATTCCAGAACTTTCTAACCAGATTTAAAAGGTTGACCGACGATTCAATTCCAACAATTACAGTGAATATGGCAATGATAGTCTCTTTCATAAGGGCTTTCCTCCTTTCGCCAGTCAATATAAGAAGAGCACTCAGATTCCTAACAGCCTCAGTGAAGAGGATCTACATAAATAAAGCCGGAAGTTCAAAGTTCACTCCGGTTTTTAATGAAAAAGTGCTCTTATAGGGTTGTTGTTAAAATCCGAGTAAAAAACGATCAAAAATCGAATTTTTCGAAAGGAGGTGAATTTGATGGGGTTACTTGATCTATTACCATGGCGTAAAAAAGGAGCATCCACACATGCAGGAACCCAAACCCGCAGTGGCGGTGCCCACCCATTCCAAGCTTTTGCTCAATATGTACCCAACAAGGTAAACGTGGATCTGTATAGCCAAATGCGCGAAGCGATCCCTGTCCTGGATGTCGGCATACAAAACTTGCGTCGACTGATTGGAGTTCCAAAGATCAGTGTCGGACCACCTGGCTCACGGCGACAGAAGGAATGGGAAAGCTGGCAACGGACGGTGAAAGTAGGGAAGACAGGGAGAGGATTCGCGACATTTATCTCCTCATTCAATGATGCACTCATTCAGAACGGATACAGTGCAGCCGAAATCCTTCCTGTACGTGGCAAGAAGGACATTTATGCTTTGATTCCTATCGACGGCACGATCCTGACCATAAAAGATACAGAGGACCCAACAGATTTGGTATTGGCAGAGCGTCGACCATTAGATCCAGAGCCAGTTCCGTACCCGATTCCGGAGTTGATACTATACTCAGCATACGAGGCAACCCCAAAGAATCCGTATGGACGCGGACTTCTGACAGGATTGCCTTTTTTGACGGACATTTTGGCGAAAATCTTTTATGCTACTGGCCGAAACTGGGAACGGTTCGGTGATTTGAAGTACAGCGTCGATATCCAACTTCCAGATGGGATTACACCAGACCAGGCAAAAGGATTCATTGAACAAGCTGAAAACTCGTGGGCTTCGGCCATGGCTAAGACTCGATCTGGAAAGGTGCAGGATTTCATTGCCACTAACGTCAAAGTAGCTGTTATTGGGGCGGACGCTAAACAATTGGAAATGGAAATACCTGTACGCACCATTTTAGAGCAGGTTGTGGCCAAGATTGGTTTACCTCCATTTGTATTTGGCTTCTCTTGGTCGGCTCGAGACACTATGACTAAATCACAGGCTGATATACTGACCTCGCTGATCGATGACTGGCGTGAAATGATCACACCATCAATCGACCAAGTTGTAGAGTGGTGGTGTCGATTCCGTGGTTATCCTGTTCAGTATGAAATGGAGTGGCCAGATGCTTCGTTACAGGATATCGAGGGCATGGCAAACGCCGAGCTTACCCAAGCGAGAGCTGAGAACCAACGCCTGCAGAACATCATGCTGGCTCGAGACCTGGAAGAGCAAGGCTACATTGAACCGGATGTCGCTGAACACATCGTAGAAAATCAGCGGGGAAAAGGTAGCAGGCAGGCAAGGACAAAAGCAAAACGTCTCCAGAAAAACGCGAGCGACGATACGGACCCTGAGCGATTGCCTCAAAAGCTGCGGGATACTCGCAAAATAGATCGTGTTGCAGCTAAATTTGAGCAACAAACGACTGCTGGGCTGAAAAAGGTGCGGCAACGTCTATTTAAGTTCATGGACAGTCGTGCTGAAAAGGCTGCAGGAGTCAAAAGCATCGACATTGAGGATATCCGCCAGGTAGTTGAGGAAGAAATCAATGCATTCATTGCGGCAACGATTGGCGAAACGGCTGGATACACCTCTTTCTATGATGTGCTCATCAGAGCTGCAGCGATTTCTGGTTTTGAATCAGCAGTTGAAGATATCCGGCGATCGATAAACGAGGATGCCGACGTTCGTAGCCAGTTTGATTTCTCTGCTGAGTATGTGCGGCAGTTACGTACTCAGGGCATGAATATCGTCACAACGGAAGCCAAGAACCTGAAAGACGTCTGCCGGGATATCATGGAACGTCACGCTGCAGTAGGTGACAACCCAGAGCGCTGGGCTACCTCCCTGCAAAGCGAATTAGCTGGGCAGTTGGACGAAAAACGATGGTACTGGCGTCGCCTTGGTCGCTCGGAATCGGCAATGATGTTTGATCGGGCTTCAGAAGAAGAGTACGCAGCCCAAGGCATTGATTTTGTGAAATGGATCATCTCGCCTGATGCCTGCGATGTCTGTCGAGCACATGCAAACAAGGTTTTCCCGTTACGCGGATCGCCACGGACCGTGTTCGATACTCACCCGCATTGCCGTTGCCGAAAGATGGCTGTAACGATCGACACGGCGGAAGAAGCACGGCAAGCTGGTGTCCTGGATTACTTTGAGCGTACTAATACGCCGAGAAAGGGGGTGAACAATTTTGAGCAAGGAAATCATTCGAAAAAGCATGGTCATGAAAGGTCTTGTGGGTGTAGCTAAGTCGGTTTCAGAGAATGACTTGGCCATCATCAATAGCATGACTCGCCGAGAGTTTAAGTCAGAGGAACTGTACGTGTTTCCTGTTGTGTGCTGCGATTCTCGACTAGACCGCGACCAGGACCGATTTACAAAAGATGCATTGGAGCACATGGCCACTTTAGCAAAGGGCGTTACTGGAATCTTTGATCATTCCTGGAGCGCGCTAGGTCAGACTGCAAGAACGTATAAGGCTGAGGTGCGTGTTTCTCAAGATGACGGCGAGTACGAACTTCTAGCGTGGGCGTACATGCCAGTCAACGAGAAAACGCAGCCTATCATCGATGCTATTGACGCTGGGATATTGAAAGAGGTCAGTGTTGGATTCGCCTATGATGGCCTGCAATGCTCGGTTTGTAAGCAGAGCTACTTTGGTAGCGATTGTATGCATATCAGAGGTCGTGAATACGAGGGGCAGAAGTGTTTTACCTGGATCACTGGCGTGAAAGAGTGGTACGAGTGGAGCTTTGTTGCTGTTCCAGCACAACCGCGTGCGGGAGTAGAAAAAAGCTTCCGGGATAAGAAAGAGGACGAAAAATTGAAGAGCCTTGAAGGAGGAAACGAAGTGGAAAAACTATTTAAATATCTCAAGTCACTGGGCCTGGAAGTCAAAGACGACGACCATGCCCTTTCTATTGTCAAAGGGTGGAAGGAGCAAGCTGATGGAGCTGAAAAAGCTGCAGGTGATCTGGAAACTACTAAAACCGCCTTGACTGATACGGAAAATAAGTTGAGAACAGCAGAAGAAGCTTTGAAAGCTGCACCCGATTCTGCCATGGCTGCGGCGGGTCAGAAATTCTTCGATGACACTCGCAACGAGATTGTTCGTTTAGGCGGGCTGCTCGGGGAAAGCGCAAAGTCGTTGGAAATCGTCATGAAGAGCGTAAAAGACATCGACACATTGTTGGAAGTAAAGAAGGACTATGAGCAGCGTGTCGATGAGAAGTTCCCACTTACCCCACAAACAAAAGGTGCACCTGGCGAGGATAAAGATACTGCAGCTGATGTCGATCTGAAATCTTACTCTGTTTAATCAATTCAATTATCAAGGAGGTAATTCACTATGATGGGTGGCATTTCGAACAAGAATGTCTTTAATGCAGTAAGAAACTTTTCTACTACGCTTACGGTTGCAGACCAAGGTAAGGCTGTATCTATGACAGGCAACAACCAGGTTGGCGTAGGTACTGATGGTGCAACTTTCGTGGGTGTTCTGGAACGTGTAGAAAAGGACGGGGCTTGCCGCGTTCGCTCGTTTGGAAACGTAGAGGCACTGTATACAGGAACTATTGTACTTGGTGACCGTGTAGTTGTCAGTGGTGACGGCAAAGTGAAAGCAGCGGGTACTGCGGTGAACGGCCGTGGTTTTGTATCTGCCATCGATGCTACAGCCAAAATCGCAACAATTGAACTGTAATTATAACCAAAAAGGAGAAATGCATAATGACAAAGGCAATGAAAGCATCTGACCTGAAGCAAATTAGTATCGAAAAAGGGATGTATCAGCAAGCCATCGTGAAAAACGTGTACCTGAACGACATTCTTGAGGTAGAAGACCCTTCCGTCAATTACAAAGGAACGCCTTTTGAAAACACCTCAGCCTTGCAGCGTCAGCTGGTGTCTCGTGGTATTAAAACCTTTGGAGCACAGGCAGATCGGGTGTCAAAGTTCTTCGAAACGGACGACAATCGACTGTTGTTCCCGGCAGTAATTGAAGCATCGATCCGCAAAGGCTTGAACGAAAACAACATCATTGAACAACTTGTCGCAACCACAACCAATCTAGCCGATAGCGACACCTACAAGGCAATGATCTGGGAGGAAGACCCAGCAAGTGAAGAACTCCGCCGCGTGACTCAAGGTGGGCCATTGCCTGAAACCAACATCACACTTGGAGATAAGGAGATCACGGTCTACAAGTATGGTCGTATGCTAGTCGGTACCTATGAAGCATTGAAAAATCAAAAGCTGAACGTTTACCTGATGAAGCTGCAACAATTCGGATACCGCCTTGCATTGAATGAGGTTGAGGCTGCTATCAATGTCCTGATCAATGGTGATGGCGGCGTTGCTGGTGCGGATACCTACAAGATTAGTGAGCTGGGCGGAACTGCCGATAAGATGGCATTTGAACCGTTCGTCAGATTCAAAGGTAAATTCAAAGACGGTTATCACCCTAACATCTTCTTAATGGAGGAAGGGCTCTATACCAACACCCTGTTGCTCCCTGAGTTCAACAACGCACTCTTGGGCTACCGATTGGCTGTTACAGGCGAGCCAGATAAGGTATTGGGCGGCATGCCAGTACGCTGCGACAAAGTACCAAGCAAGAAAATGATCGGAATTGACACTCGTTTCGCACTCAACCGAGTAATTGCAACACCTCTGCGAATCGAGTACGACAAGCTGATTGACACGCAAGTAGAACGTTCAGCGATTTCGTACGCTGGTGGATTCGAAATTCTGGACCCACAATCCCGCAAAATCTTGAATACGGGCGCGTAACCACTAAGGTTGCGCGTCTTTATTTTCCGATAAGGAGCGATTTGGATGAGTAAAATTGTCGTTACCCCAAGCGAGAAAAACAGACTTTATATCCACCCGGATACAAAGCAAGAGTTTCCGTCAGGTAAAGCGGTAGAAACAGAAAAGGATTGGTTTGTCAGCGCGAAACTAAACATGGGCCACCTTAAAACGGTTGAACATGCAGGACATCCAGAGGAAGCACCGGCAGAGAGCCCAACCTCAGAAGAGCCACTTTCTCTGGAAGCGTTCGAGAAGCTTAACGCTGCAGACCAAAAGAAAGAACTACTACGCCTGGAATTAGCAGCTGACGACAAAGACGATGCGCTTTTAAATAAAGAAAGCCGTGTTGCGCTCTACGCTGCACACTTGAATGGCGCTGATGCTTAATGTACACCACGGTTGATGCAATCAAGACGCGATTTGTCATCGTTGGAGACAGTGAGGATGAACGAATCCAAAGCGTGATTGATAGGACGAGCGCGTTTATTAGTCAGCGCTTGAGTACACCACCTGATCTGGACCCTGCCCTCGCCATCGTGTTGCCGATCGCTGCGGAGGATATCTGCGCGGGTGAATACCTGCTAGCTGTAGCTGGAGAGAACGCGATCGATGGACCACTTGATATCAGCATCCTGAAACTTGGACCAGATCCGGATAAGATAGCCAGGCTAGGAAATTCACTCGTTCAAAACGGATGGGCAAAGCTTACTACCTGGCTCAAGCCCGAAATACCCGTGTTTGTTGGTTATTTCAAGGCGGTGGACGGATGAATAAGACCGCCCGAAACATCATGAAGCAAGCCCGGAAGCGTGGTCAGGTGGTTACCTTCATATCAGAGGAGAGCACCACGCGCTGCCCTTGCTGGTCTTCTGACTTTCAGCAATCAGACGTTGCGTGGCATGAAGCGAATCCAGATGCTGCTGAATGTAACGATCAAGGATTTCTTTTTTCACCAGCAACGACTGTAGAGGCAAACGTCTTCATCATTCCGTACGCAGCCACTTCAAGGACAGAGATACCCGTTTACAGTCACTTCATCGAGAAGCTGGGACCTGTAAAGAATGACGACCACCTGCTGATCACTCCTGAAATGCCAGCTAACGCAAAATGGCTGGAGTGGTCAGACGCTAAGTGGCATGTATACAATCCGATTGCGGTACCCATTGGGTCTAGCACAGGCGTTTGGTTAGCTCTTGTCAGGAGGGCGTAGGCATGCAATTTGATGTTGATTTCAGCGGGCTTCTTGCTAAGATGCAGCGTGTAAGCCAGGCGGTTCAGCAAGCTGTGGAGGACACATCTGCAAAGGCGTCTGAAGAAATCCACGAAAAAGCGATCGAGTACGCATCCGGACCGATGAATCCCGATTGGAAAGCCCAGCAAGCCCGGACAGCAAAACGGGATAACGTTCGTAATGGTGGCAAGCGTGTAGTCAAGGTCTTTAAAGACAACGCCGAATACTTGTGGTACCGCGAGGTCATGCATGAAGGAAAAGGCGATGCGCCCTGGCCTGTTTCGGTCAACACCGGGACATTTCGTAGAGCTCATAAGCGCGAACGCGTTGGCAAGGGCGTGTGGAGAGTATATGGAGACAGTAAAATCTCCAGGTACTTCGCCTATGTTCATGATGGCACTATTCGTATGAAGGGGCGTCCAACGATCGGCAAGGCTGTTCAGGAATTCAACCAATCAGGTCGAATCAAGCAGATTGGACGGGCTATGCTCCAAAAGCGGATGCAGGGGGTGAGGTAGAGTCATGGTTGAACAAGTAATTTTGGATATGATCAGGAAGGCTCTGCCTAACTACTGCAGGTGTGCTGCCGGGCGTCCAGCGGTCAAAGACAACCATATCCACATTGACGACGAAAAGATCAAGATTCCTCTTGAGAAGCCCGTCGTCTTTTTTGTTTTGGATACGGGTTTTGACAATCCCACAGGGTATGGTCATAACGAGCGGCTGAAAGCAGTCGACCTAGACCAATCAGAATTTGTGTTTGAAAAGAGCGCAGAGCTGGTCAAGGGATATTCGATTTACTGCTGGATTCCCGTTGCTGGCAAGTACGGCGGCGAACTCACGCGCATTCGAATTTTCGATGCGTTACAAGATGCTTTTGCATTTGAAGACAGTTTTGCCTTGAAGTTCGCAAGAGACCAAGAGCTGCCCCGTGACGAGGGAGCTACTCAGGCGATCTTCGAGTTAACATACACAGGAAAAATGACCAAAGAGCGGAGAGAGGCAGGATTTACTGAAATCAGCCTCTCTCCTTCTTTTGAGTAAAAAAGGAGGGAAAACCGTTGCTCTTACTACGAAGCAATTTTAAGATGACGAGCTCACAGTTGTCATTCGGGACTGGGCGGGGAGTTGTGTTGATCGGTAAATCGAGCGCGGCAGTTGAATTGACGAGAGCAAGCGTGCTGGCCGATGCAGTCACAGATGTAGGCGAAGGTACAAATCTCGCCAAAATGCTAAATGGAGCAATGAAGCAGCGCCCACGTGTTGTTTACTACAAGGGAGTAAGCGGGACTGATCCAGTTGCTGCAGGTGATTACAAAAAAGCTCTGATGAAAGGTGCAGAAGCACCAGGAGCCTACTTCTATGTTGTAGATGACACAACAGAGGCAACCGTTGCAGAGGTAAAGGAGTTTCTATCTTGGTGCGACACAAACGCCATTCGTGCAGTCGTATCAGTCGGTGGAACTGCGACACTTGTATCAAATGCAGCCCATTATCGCATTTGGATCTTCGATGATGTGTTCGCAGATTTTGCCGGCAATGATGTGCCTGCCTTTGAAACTGCTGCGGCGGCAGTTGCTGCAATTTCAAATGAGAATGATCTGTCAATGCCATTCGGAGGCATCCGGATTAATGGGTATGCGCTCAAAACCGTGAAACATATTGATACACTCCGTACCCAAACAGAAGCCGGCTTGATGTCTTTCATCCAGAGCGGTACGCAAATTGAGATCTTCCAAGGAACGACCAGTTATGTAGATGCACCTGACAATGAAGCTGGATTGAAAGATCCGGAAGTCGTTTGCACAGTGGATGAGGTAATCACGAATGTAGAGCGGACCATCTACAACAAGCACAACCGGACGAAGATTTCCCGTCTTCCTGACATCAAGGACTCGGTTTACTCCGTCCTTGCGGAATTGGCCACTCAAGAAAAGATTTACCCACCTGACCCAGATCGAATTATGGCCGAGCCAGACGCAACAACACGAGGAAAGGGTAACATCAAATACCACTTCAATGTTATCCCTGGACTCAAAGAACTTGAGATTGGTGTAACGGGCGAAGTAACTGCCCAAAACACGTAAGGAGGTGAGCACCAGTGGGTCAAACACAATTTGCAGCAGGTGCTAATGAGCAGGTTTTTGTTGAGCATGATGGTGATAAGGTGTATGCCGTACAAAGCCATAGCTTTGATGAGAACACAAACGTGACACTACAGCATGGTTATGGTAGCCAGGAAGCAATCGGACAAACAAACGGGGCAAAACAATACTCAATAACCCTTGAAACAGCAATCGCCCTGAAGTATGACGATGACACCTTGCCACTATACCTTTTGCTGCGTGAACCAGGTTCAGAGATCACTCGGTATATCGGAAAATGGAAAACAGTGTTCAGCGGACTGACCTTTTCGAATCATCGAGAAACGGGTAATCTCCAAAACTTTGGAGAAAGCATCACACTAACCGCGACCAAGCGTCAGGATTTCTTCAAAGGAAAACCTATAGCATTTGATACAGCGAATAAAGCATTAGGAAGGTAGGGACAGACATGAACGTGACTCAGGAGTTAAAAGTCCTGCGGCTCGGTCAGCCTCCCGAAATGCGCTTTAAGACCGGGGATGAGCAAACCCCGGTCTTTGTCTTGCGCGTTTTGACGGAAGCAGAGGGCTTAGAGGCTATTATCAACACTCAAAAATACCTGGAAGAGACGCCATTACCACCTCAATTATACGAACACATTCTGGATACTGAGAGAATTGCGATTGCCATCAAACATCCAGATGGAAAGCGATATTTCAGCAATGGTTCTGAAATGAGAGACAAATTTTCTGAGGAGCAGGTAGGCGCGCTGCTGGGAGCTTACAAAGGGCTGCTTATCCACTATAAAACGCTGGACGTTATCTCTGATGAAGACCTCAAGACTTTGATTGATGGTGTTGCTGCGGGAAAGCTCCTGGAGAGTATTTGATCTATCGGATGTGTAAAGATATCGGGGATTTTCGTCCGTTGAACGGATCAGGTACTCTCAATGATCAACAAATGCTTTGGCTGTACGTGATGCGCTCTGCGGAGCAGATCAAAGAAGCGCGGTACATGTGCGACACATGCAGGACCGACAGAGAATTAGGCACCCACAAGCCACACGACTGCCCTTCATGCGGGAAAAAGGTGATCAACTTCGCAGATCCAAATCGAGAGGAAAAACTTAAGGTCTACATTGAGCAACAACGTCAGATCAAAGAGAAAGAAGCAAATGAAGCACCAAGAGAACGCGAACGGATCGAGGCAGAATTAGAGGCTGAATTAGAAGCAGAGAACGGTGGAGAGGAGGGAGAGCATGACGCAGGCAGGGAAGAAGGCTGACGTTGAATTTATCATCGCTGGTGATGATAACGTCACACAGATTTTCAGAGGGATTGCTAACGAGCTCCAGGGTGTGCAGAACCAGACACGACGCACCGGCAGAGAAGTTAACACGGAGCTTGACAACATGGGCTCATCTGCTCGAAAAGCTGGCGACGGTGTTCAAACAGTGGGCGATCGGCTACGAAACGTCAGCCAAGGAATCGGCGGATTAAAACGCATGAACGACGAGCTGGAGAAAACAGACGATAAGGCACGAACTGCTGGACGGGAAATGGAGCGGGGATTTCGTGAAGGCGGACGAGCTGCAGACCAGGCTTCCCAGCGAGTCGCCCTCTTAAAGCAGCGGGTCACGGAGGTACACCGTGAAATGCGCGGTATGTTTGATGCCATGAACCATGGTACAGCTGGGTTCCAATCATTCCTCGGTGATCAGATCCGCCGGGGCGTTTATGTCGGCGGTTTAGCTGTTACTGGCCTTGGTGTCCACAGCGTAAACAAAGAGGTCAACAAGGAATATGAGTTTGCCAAGCTGGGCGCTGTATTGAAATCCAACTACTATGAGAACGGTGCATTTGACGAGAAATCGTACAAAAAGGATTTTGATGTACTCACAGCCTACATTCAGGAGCAAGGTTTTCGGAAAGATCGCGAAGCTGATACGTTCGCCTTAATCGGTATTGCGACTGAACTTGCCAAAAATAACATGGACCCCAATCAGGTCATGGCTGCTCTATCTGTTGTATCTGATTTCGCTCAAGCAACAGACCTTGATCCAGATGTCGGAGCTAAGTACCTGGCAAACAAAGCAGAAGCGGCAAAGATGGAGTACACACCAGAGACGTTCGAAAAGCTGGCGGACCAGTTTTTGACCACGGTTGACATGTCCTCTCTTGACCCGCGAGACCTGCTATATGCAGAGCGGTATACTGACTTCGCGAATGCTATGGGTGGCGTTGACTATGCAGTCACACAGGCCATGCAGGTAGCTTTATCAAAAATCAGCGTGGACGGAGAGAAAGCCGGTACTGCACTCCGCACCTTGTTTTTGGAGAGTACACAGCTGAGTGTTCCTGATTCAGCATTGGATCGAGCATCATCCACAGGGCTTGCAAAAAAGGTAGAGAAGCTCATTGCAGATTTTAATAAAATCAATCTCGCTGTAGAGAAAGATTCTTCTGTATCAAAAGCGGACAAAGGAACCGAGAAGATCATCCGTAAGACAGCATTACTCAACCGACATATGGACACGATGTCTTCTGACGAACAGATGGAAGTCAGCGCGATGCTATTCGGAAAGGAAGCGGCGTCTGTTGGTACCATCTTTGCTGGGGCAGATTACAAGGAGTTCTTAGGCTATATCGATACCATTCGGGATAGTCACGGAATCACCAAACGATATGCTGACGATCGCGCTGATACACGCAAGGGGCAGATTGTTGCACTTGGTAAATCAGTAGACGAGATTCAAGCTAAGATAGGTCGGTCCATGCTGCCCTTACTCGACGCCACTAGCTCGCAATTGCTCAGCATTGCCACTGAGGGCAAATTTAGCTTTGATGAGATCAGCAAAGGTGTTGAAAAATCAGCTGTACTTCTTTCGAAGGAGCTCAATCCTGAGATTGCTGAGGCTTTCAAAGGACTATCTGACTTGGCCATCAACGGCTTTCAAGTGGGGGTTAGTCTGACGCCGTTAGCGACAGGTGCAGGAAAGGCACTCATTAACCTTTTAAACGGGGATATCGGCGGGGCAACAAAAGAAGTTGTCCTTGCACTGGAAGCGACAGACTTGAAAATCGAGAACTTGCCCGGCGAGTTACAAGGTTTGGCAAATGCTGCTAAGAATGCAGCCATCTTCTTAGGAGCTATGATTGCAGTAGATAAAGGTATTCAAATGGCCGAAAATGGTAAGAAAATTTGGGATGCTGGCAGAAAGATTGGCGAAGTGATCACTAACAAAAAGACTGGCGGCTCCCTAACAGATATCGCTAGTGACAAGGTAATCAAAGCTTCGGTAGTCAACGTATATGGCAATTCTGTTTTTGATGGATCTAACGGCGGAGGCCCTAATAGGTTGCCAGCAGGGGGTGGGGCAACAGGCACTGCTGGTCGTGCTGTTGGAGGAGGAGCGATTGTAGAAATTGCAGCGACTGTAACTGGCGTTTTAGCTGCTCTTGGCTTGGCAACTTTGGTAAGCACTGTAGTTGCCGATGTGACTGAAGAGGTTACAGGAATTAAGGAAGAAAAGCGTAAGAACGATGCTGCTGGTGCAAGTAAATGGTACTCTATGTCGTACAATAGCACCTATTATGGCAATTCTCCTGGGGATTCTGCGCAATATCGCAAAGAAATGAAAACTGTTGGTGACATGTTAGCGGGATACCGTAATCGCGTAGATAACGAAACACTAAGCAGCATTTCGCAGGAATTGTGGAATGAAGCAGAGAAAAACATGAAAGATCAAAAACGCCACATTTTTGGTGACAACGTCCAAGATGCAGCTGCGTATGTTGACCGTCGAATAAACAAAATAAGAAACATGTCTGATATAGAAGATGCGGAGCAAGAAAAAACATTAAGACGACAAATGGCGCCAGAATGGGAAGAGCAAAGGAAGCTTCGCAATTACTATGACGGAATGCCATCAACCGGAATGTGGCCAACACCAGAAGCATCCTCAAAAGATCGCACTCAACTCATCCGCGATTTAGAAAGCGATCCTTTTGTTAAAGGGAGCTACAAACGCCAAGTCCTTGATGAAATCACACAAAAATCAACGGCACAAACGCAAACAACCAATGCACTGATCCCTACATTATTGTCAGAGCTGAACAAACTGCAACAACAGCCTATTCAAGTCCACAATGACAATAATCTACGGGTAATAGTAGAAGATAACAGGGCCGTTCAGGTGAGCTCAGAAAACATAACTAGCTACGCCAATCGAACGTATAATGATAGAACATTGACCCCACAGCAAACTGTAAAAATGAGACAACTAGAGTAATGTCGATATGTGTCGTAAAGTATTAGTGATTTTGTATCATTTGTCATGAGATAATCGACCCATAGGAAAACTGGAAAGGGTTGGATTTCATGAAAAACCTATTGATACTATCATCATTTGTACTTGTATTTTTTGCAATTACAGGCTGTGGATCATCTAACTCAGCCACCCCATCTACTCAAGAAGCTTCTACTAACCAGAGTACATCCTCATCCAGCGAAGAAGAAGCTAAGAAAAAAGCTGAAGAAGAAGCGAAGCAAAAAGAGATAGATGCAGCTAAAAAGCAAGAAGAAGCAGCTAAAGAAAAGGCAGTAGAAGAAGCAAAGGCAAAAGAAGCTGCAGAATTCGAGAAGTACAAAATCGCAACTTACATGACGCTGTTTGTACCAAAACTAGATGAATTAAATGGAAATGGGCAAGGGGCTGAGTTCCCTTCTACAGCAACTGAATTTATAAAAAGTAAAATCCACTTGTTCCCGGCTACTGGGGAGAAGATCACCGAAACAAAGAAGCTGGTTGACAAAAATGTCCAATTCAAACACTTGAACAAGAACATTACAAAATACACGGGTGCTATGTTTAGCGACAAAGGGTACGTTGTAAGTATTGAAGAAGTTGAACAAACAGAGATAGGTACTGTCTCTGTCTTACACGTTTTAAATGATGAACAAAATAGTTACCAAATTGTATACCCCGGAGAATTGGATATTTTTGAAGAGGATTTGGTGGAATTTGTAGGTGTTCCAACATTGGTTTCGGGATTTGAGAATGTTAGCGGTGGACACACCAACGTTGTAATGTTAGTTGGTAGCTATGTTGGAAAAAGCAAATAATTTTCTTAACGCCCACTATTGGGCGTTTTTTAATTGGGGTGATAAACTCATGACCCTTCGTTTTGAATCAAGCCTGGGTAACATGATATGGCCATACAATCCAAAGCAGATCAGCTTTTCGAGCACAAAGCTCATTGTGGAGCATGAGTACCCGCATCGATCAGGAGCTGAGACAGAGGATATGGGCCGCAAGTCGATGCGCGTAGACGTGAGCGGCGTTTTCTTACAGGAGCCTGCTGTACCATCTATAAACCCTCAAGTCTTAATGAATACTCTCTGGTCTCTGCACGAAATTGGCGCGGTAGGCAAGGTATACGGCAGCGAGCTAGGAAACGCTGTAGAAGGACGATCATTCCGCATCATTGATCTAAAAGGAAATAGAGACGAGGGTACGGTTGGAGACATACCATACTCTTTTACTTTTATCGAGCACTACCAGCCTCAGCCAAGTAAAAACGCAGCCAACAACCAGGTAGCAAGTGCAGCACCACCTGCAAGCGGAGTTGCCTCTGCTACTACGAACACTGGAGCACAAACAAAGGATGTTGTCTACGTTGTCCGCAAAGGCGACACACTCTGGGACATCGCAAAGAAATACTATGGCGATCCCTTGCAGTACAAAAAGATCATGGTAGACAACAAGGTTGGAGTGCCAGACATGAAGCCCGGATTAAAACTCACGTTGAAGGGGGTAAAAGTCCGTGTCTGATGGAGATCAAAAGGTACTTCGCGCTATCATACAAACGCTGGAAGGTCCACAATGGGAAGTCAATCGGGTCAAAGAATGGGACATTACCATCGACATATCCAGGGCAGCTGACAGGTTCGTTTTAGATATCGCTAATGCTGGCGGTAACTATACGGACCTGTTTGACTTCGGGGATAAAGTTAGTCTGTTTGCTGAACTGCTTGCTGGCGGTGGACGCGAAAACATTCTGAGCGGCTACATTGATGACCTTGACGAATCATATGCGCCGGGTCAAGGGAACATCTTGCGAATTGACGGACGAGACAACGGAGTCTTTGTCCTAGAAAACGATGCAAAGCCTACGACTCACAAAACCATCACATTAAAAGACATGGCAACCGGTATCTTGAAGGAATTTGACATACCATTCGTATATAAAGGACCGACTATCAAAATTAACAGCAAGCAGATCCGGATCGGACAGAACGGCTGGGACACGATCGAAGAACACGCACTAGAAAACGACCTGCGGCTCTATCGCATCGATGGCAAAGTCTACCTAGGTAAATTCGAACCGGCTACCGACGTGCAATATACGTTTGCTGATAATCCCCAGGATGCAAAGGAGATTCCTTATCTCTCCCTACGCAGAAAAAAATCAGGCTCAAGCCGCAAACGCGAGGTCTGGGCATACGGAACCGGAAAAGCGAAACCGTTAGTAAAGATCACAGACAAGTCGCTGCCAGAAGCCTTTAAACGCCGTATGGTCGTGAGCGGAAGCAAGACTAGAGCTGACACGGAGAAAGCAGCCAAGGAGCGTATGGCACGAAACAAGATCGGTACAAATGAGATCGAGCTGAAGGTACGCGGAACCAGAGTTATTCGACCCGGCAGGTGGGCTACAATCATTCGTCGCTGGGGACCACGCGGCTACACCGTTAAATGGGTGATCGCATCTGTTCGTTACGCCTGCTCAGTGTCAGGCGGAGAAACAACCACTATTATTTGCAGACCAATTGAGGAGGTGCTCGGATGAGCAGCAAAGCATATAACGCCATTCACTCCGAGTGGCCAACTGAAATAGGTATCGTTGATCGTGCCGAAATCACAGCTAAAGGACCAGCTATATCAACCGACGGCAATGGTGCTCCGATCGATGCCCTACAGATGATGGCTCCCGGTGTGTATGCTGTTCCTCCAATGGGGGCAACAGTAGAATTTCTACAAACGGAGGAAGGCCCCAGAGCTGGACTCATGGTAGATTGGCCAGAAGAACAAGAAGCACTAGAAATGCTGGCAAAGAAGGCTCGTAATCTTCCAGGGTACAGCCCCGGAGATCTGATCCTATTTGCTTCTGGCGCTTTACTCCGTGAAGGGTACGTACAGTATCTGCACTTCAAAGCAGATGGCAGTGTTAAGTGGATGACCATAAATGTGGACGAACCAGACTCAAAGAAACAGGTCATCACGGATATGACTTCAGACAAAAACGGCGTCAGGATCAAAACGAAAAGCTGGTATGTAGAAGCTGAAACCCTGACGCACAACGAGACTGGAGGGGCGTAGCATGGACCCCATTATCAACTATCCGTCTGGTTATGCCTTGAACGATACAGGCAACCTCAAGAAATGGACCACAGACAAAGAGAAGCTGCGGCAAAGACTGATGAACCGCCTTATCATGCGCCGTGGTGTAGCTGCTATTCCCGGATATGGCGAGGCTGGCAGCAGGCTGTACCTATTGAACAAAGAAAAGCCGTCACAACGTGAGCGGCGATCCTGGGAATATGTCGACGAAGCCCTTCAACCCGAGGTGGAAATGGGGCAGATCACAAAAGTATTCCAGGTCATGCTGAACGAAAAAGAAATGGGTAAGTACACCCTAGCGGTAGCTGTTGAGTTACCAGATGGGGACATCCTGGATTTGGAGGTGCCGAACGTTGGAACATAACGGGATTAGATACGACGAGGATTTGAACGGTGTTCCTATTAAATCGTTCGAGCAGATCCTCGATGAAATTCTTGAAGAGTGGAAAGCAGAGGCTGCAGCGCTGGACATTTTGCCTGGTAGTGACGCACATATCAGGGCATCTGCTATCGCGGGGCAACTCTACGCAGCCTACGTGAGCGGAGCTGTAGGAGTTAACCAATACATGCCTGATACAGCAACAGGAGAGCATTTACGGGCTTTGGTAAAGGAAGAAGGCATTACACAGAAGCTGGCGACCCAGGCAAAGGGACTACAATTGCAGTTCCGCCGTGATCCTAACTCAACCCGAACAGATGTGGAGGTCACAGTACCTGCTAAAAGTGCGCGAGTTCTTACTCACAGCGGCGTAGTATTCGAGTCCACAGAAGACGCTATACTGCCTGTAAACGTCTTGCAAGCTGTTGTGCCTTACCAGGCTATTGAAGCTGGAAAGAGTGGTAACATCCAGCCGGGGGAAATCATCGGCTTTTACGGACAACCACCTGCAGGCATCAATTACGTAACAAACCTCGACGCGACTGCTGATGGTTCGGATGATGAGGACGACGAGACACTACGAGCGCGCTACTTTGAAGCCACAGAACAAGAGGAATGGCACGGATCGCCTGCATGGTTGGAGGCTGAGGCCAAGAAGATTCCAGGTGTCACATCAGCCACGGCGATTAAAAACGCCCGTGGTGAGGGTACCACGGACTTGCTCATCACATCGGGAGACGGAATACCGAGCCAAGCGAAGTTGGATGAGGTCTATACCTACCTGACAGATCCCACGCGTGAACCAATTAATATTGACCTGCGAGTGATTGCTCCTGAAGGTATCTCCATCCCGACACGAGTAAAAGCACCGGGATTAACTCAGACGCAAGCAGAGACCGCGTACAAGGCTTATCTGGCGTCTGTCGGTGGTGGCGGTACTGTTTACCCATCCCGTATCTCAGCAGCTCTCATTTTCGCTGGTGCGCCGTTTGCTGAGGTGTATGAACCTGCTGCACCTATCACTCTAACATCTACCCAGATGCCTCTGCCGGGAGTGGTGACCCTTGTTTGATTTACGAACCCAACTGGCCAACACTGGACTATTTAGCGAGAATGATCCTGTCTCCCGCGGAGAGCTGAAAGCATACGAGCGGCAACTGAATGACCTGCTGGCTTGGCATCAACAGATGAAACGAGAAATGGCGCTGGACACAACTGAGCTGCTTATCCAGCGTTGGGAAAAGATTTATTTTCTCAATCCTTCAGAGAATGACACGATACGCGATCGGCAAATCAGTCTCCTGAACAAGCGTAGAGCACAAGGCGTCCTTACGCCATCGAAGGTCATCCTGTTTGCGTCTGATTTCGGATACAAGGCAAGGGTAATCAAGCGTGTACGTCCATTCAGGTACAAAGTGGAGCTGCAGAATAAACAGACAGTGATCGAGGTAGCGAAACTCGATGCCATATTACGAAAATCAGAACCCGCACACCAAAGCCATGATTTCGGAATTGTTGACGCTGGTAATGTAGTGGAATATACAACTGGGTTACTACGCCCGATCGTCCACGTCAGCACCTATCAAATTTGCGGGACCTTCTCAGCTGGAGGTGAATTTGAGCTATGATGACCCAATTCGCTTTAGAAGAACAAGCCAAGCACCTCGAAAATCTGTTCAAAAACGCTGAAATCGAGATCAACGGAACAATACAATCAGTCACCCTCACCAGCAGCCGAGAAGGTAGCAAGGTGAGGTTTTTTATTGATATCCCGGCAGATGTAGTCGGACGGATCACGAAGCGCATTATCAAAAACGTAGCGGGTCAGGTGTGTTGGTCTGATCCGCCTGGCAAGTTTGTGATGGACAAACCGGATACAGACGTCCGGACGGAAATACCGATCCAAGCGACATGGAAGGAGGTAGTAGCCACATGATGCAACAGTTTAAGGACAGAATGTACGCGCTGGGGCAAGAGAGGCAGTATCTGATCAGAAGAGAAGACGGCACAATCGAGGTCGTGGACATCGAAAAGCTGGGGATTGCAGAGGAAGGTAGCCGCATCAACGCTGCTGCCCTGAACCAGTTCGTGGCCCACGTTAACGATAATTCCATACACGTATCACGGGCAGAGTTCGATGCACTGGCAACCCGCGTCAAAACAGTCGAAGATGCACTGATAAACGACTTCAAGAACAACATTTTCAAGGTCTCGTTTGCTAATCCGGTAGGTGTCAAAATTAACCGAGGCTATTGGGACCCTGCAAATGCACAGTTGGGGATCAAATGATGGTAATTAGAGGAATTGGGCTAAATAACGGCCATTTACGATAGGAAAGGGGGAGGAACATGCCAGTAGTTACATTATCTAAAGCAAACTCTGTTACTAGAGATAACGAAATCAACACAGCAGTACCGTCAGGTAGTTATCCTTCGGGTAATC